AATGCACCCGGCTGGAACCTTAGAGTATTACTTTCAGCCTAAAAACTGAATAAGATGCCCCCTACTGTTATGGTGAGTGCCAGTAGGGGGTTTTCTTTTGCCTTGAATAGACAAATGCGTAAGCCCAAGAGTCCTTGGGATACCGCTTGCCGGGGTTCTGCCTGCCTCGATGCCAGGGTAAGATAAAGGCAGACAAGGACATAAAATGGCTAACAGAAATTGGCTTTCCCAAAAAATGTATCAAATGGAAGCTTACCCCGTACTGGTAAGCTGCACTTTCACTGTAGACCCCACAAGCGCAAGCGGAGTCAGCAATCTAACAGGTGGAGCAGTAAAGGCTGTTTACATGAACGCCAACACTCCTTCCGGTGAAAATCCTGATCCAGTAGCAGGGGTTATCCAAGTTCGTTTACAAGATAATTACTCAAAACTTTTAGGACTTAGCGCAGTAGTGCAAGAGCCTACAAGCGGAACTCCTTTGACTTCCGTTTCTTTAGGCGTTCCTTACGTTATTACTTCAGTAGGAACAACTACTCTTGCTCAATGGCAAGCAAAAGGCCTTCCTGCTGGCGTAACCCCAGCAGTAGGAGTTTGCTTTGTAGCAACTGCAGCCGGAGCCTTAGGAGGCACTGGCGAAGTACAAACTGGCGTTGATTGCCAAGCTCCCGAAATTAGCGTTGCTGGCGTTGCTAATGCAAATCTTCAAAACAGCAACAGCCCAGTAAACGGAGGAGCTATTTTGACTCTTATTACAAGAGCTGCCGGAGCTGTAACAGCTCTAAGAACAGGCACAGTAGTAAGAATTAACATGTATCTTTCAAACAGTTCTGTCACCGTACAGGGACAGTAATTAGTCAGGGGGTTGGGGAGTCTCCGCTCTAACCCCCTACTTTTTTAGGTGGATAAATGCCAATAGCTTCACCGCCAAATTCTCAAACAACTTATTTACAGCAGGGCAATCAGCAGGTTCTTGTTTCTTGGAACATTGTGCCCGGTGCTACTTCCTACAACGTTTATAGAAATACGACAGGCATCGCTCCTACACTTCCTGCGACTCCTCATGCGACTGTCACAGAAGCTCAGTATTTAGACACTTCCCCTCTTTTAAATACTCAATATTGGTATTGGGTCACGTCAGTAAATGGTTCAGGAGAAAGCACAGTAACTGCTCCTACTCCTAACTCTATTATTCCCGTAGTTGCTGGCTATATGAGCTTGCAACAAATTAGAACTTTGTCTCAACAAAAAGCAGACCGAGTAAATTCTAACTTTATTACTCTTCCTGAGTGGAATTCTTACATAAATCTAGCCGCTGACGAGCTTTACGATTTAATCACGACTATTTTTGAAGATTACAACATGTATGAGCCTGTTTATTTCACTACAAACGGGCAAACACAAAGTTATCCACTTCCTGACGGCGTTACAGTGTTTCAAAATGCAAACGGACAGAACATTGTTCCGCCTCCCATTTATAAACTGGCAGGAATAGACTTAGGACTTAACAATGCGCCAAATGGATTTGTCACAGTTCAAAAGTATAATTTTATTGACCGAAACCGATATGTTTTCCCCAACACTGCATCGACTATTTATGGCATCTTTGGTCTGCAATACAGATTTATCGGAAATTCTATTCGTTTCATTCCGCAACCATCATCTAGTCAACCTATTAGGGTATGGTACGTTCCACGAAGAACCCAGCTCCTAAGAGAAAATGACGTTACTGACGGCTACAATGGCTGGACAAATTACATTATTGCTCGTGCTGCCAAGTACGCTCTTGATAAAGAAGAGTCTGATTCGTCAAAACTAGATGCAGAGCTAGTTTATTTAAAGCAAAGAATTGAAGAATCCGCTCCTAATCGTGATCAGGGTCAAGCCGACACGGTTGCGGACGGTAGAATGGCCTCTGGTTTCGGCCCTGATGGGGGCGGTGGCTGGCAGGGGCCTTTCGGAACGGGTTGGTAATGCAGCTTCCAATTAACTTAACTGACAGTCTTCAGCAAACGCGCTGGAAGTCTATTTTAGATCCAGTAATTGATGTTTGTTATCAAACTCAGTCAAATGTTGAGCAGCTGCAAGATTTGCCTTTAAACAACATGGTCGTTTTAAACAACATTACTCTTGCTGTTGGTGCAAATACGATTACTCACAATTTAGGAAGAGTTCCAGTGGGGTGGATAATTATGGACATCAACGCTTCGGCTACTGTTTATCGATCTGCCGCATTTAATATTTCAACTTTGACCTTAACCTCAAGTGCAATAGCAACTATTAAGCTAGGAGTGTTTTAATATGTCTTCGCCAAACATGAATTTACCGATTCCGGTTCCTACCGTTACGGACGGCCCACAATACGCAATCGATGAGGTGGGATGTTTTAATAAGATTGATAGCCACAATCACACAAGCGGACAAGGCGTTCCTGTTCCAGTAGACGGCATTCAAATCGACAATAACTTGCCCATGAATAGCTTTGGACTAACCTCAGCTTCTTCTGTTGGCTTTCAAAATCAATTAAGTTCCCCAGGTTCTGGAAAAATATACATGTCCGGAAATGACCTTTACTGGACAAACGGAACAGGGGCTTACAACGTACAAATAACTACAAACGGTTCTGTAAACGCTGGCGCGGGAAGTATCACTGGCCTTCCCTCTGGAACTGCAAGCGCTGCTTACATATCTGGAAGCGGAACTTTTCAATTTAGATCCGCAACTAACACCGCAGCAGACGTAGATGGTAGAAGCGTTATCTTAAGAAATTCTGCAGTAAGCTCATTTGGTATGACCGTTGCTCCACCGTCAGCAATGTCTCAGGATTACACTGTGACTTTGCCGGTTCCACCAGCGGTAACGTCTTTTATGACTATGGACAACGCTGGAGCCATCGCGGTTGTAGCGCCATATCCATTAGGAACAAATGACATCGCAAATCTAGCTGTCACAACTGCAAAAATAGATAACTCGGCCGTTACAACTGCAAAAATAGCCGACCAAAACGTAACCCCAGTCAAAAGAAGCCCTGCAAATTACTCTGCTGGCAACACTGGAACAGTAAGTTTTACTGCAACTGGAACTTCAACTCTAGTTTACAGCTTAACCTTAGCCACAAGTGCCGCGAACAAGCAGATGATGGTTTTGCTTCAGCCTTATTTAAGTGGTTCAAACATAAATTGCGGAACGCAGGTAAGACTTTTTCTTGTAGTTGTTGATCCGGCTGCTGCTTCGACAGTAATTAGATCAGTAAACGTTTCCGGCAGCGGAACGCCACAATTTCAAGCTCTTCATGTTTGCCCGTCTGTCGGAACTTATACAGTGCAAGTAAGAGTCGAAGCTACTGGCGGTTCAACTGGTTGCAACGTAGTTGATTACCAACTTCAACTTGTAGAAATGGGATAAATGCCACTACAAAAGCAACAAGTTAGCATCAATTTTTCAAAGGGACTTGATACCAAATCAGATCCTTGGCAGGTTCCGCTTGGAAATTTTTTAGAACTAGAAAATTCAGTATTTAACAAAGCTGGATTGCTACAAAAAAGAAACGGATTTGAAGAAATAGCAGACTTTAGCGGGCTTGAAGTTACTTCTTTGGCAACATTTAAAGAAGAACTGGTGGGACTAGGAAAAAACCTGTACGCCTACAGGCAGCAAGAAAACAATTTGATTAATAGAGGCAGATATCAGCCAGCGAAAGTATCTGCTCAAAGTCTTTTAAGAAATAATTTTAATCAGGTTCAAGTTGATTCTGCTATCGGAGCAAATTCAACGGTTTGCCTTGCTTATACAGAGCAAACTTTTTCTGCTACCGAATACAAGTATTCCATAGTTGATTACAACACGGCTCAAGTTATTGTTAGCCCCACTACTTTAGCGGCAAGCGGAGGAGGAACCGTAATCGGCTCCCCTAAAGTATTTTCTCTTGGATTAAATTTTGTAATTATTTATCCAACTCTTATTGGTGGAACACAAACTTTACAATACATCACAGTTTACCAAAACACTTTTGCAGCAACTTCACCAGTAACAATATCAAATGATTTTTATTATTCATCCAGGGGAAGCTTTGATGCGGTTGAAGCAAATGACACTCTGTACGTCGCCTGGGCGAGAGCTTCTGGTAATGGTATTTACGCAAGAACACTGACAGAAAATTTTATCTTCACTGCACCGGTTTTGATTCAGTCTGGGGTTATTGGTGATTATGTTGCAATTACCGCCGACACGACTCAAACAAACTTTGAAGCAATTTATATTGCAAGTTTTAGCGCTACCACCAATACGGCTTACATTTCTTCTCACGATTTATTTTTAAATCAAATAGCCGCTCCTACTTTGTGGATTACAACCGGAGCAACAGACCAAGTAATAAACATCAGCTTGGTCGCTCAAAATCAAGTTTGTAATATTATTTGGGAAAGAGAAAACGTTTACGGATACGACTCGACAGCTCCCTCTAGCTATGTTCAAACTAGAACTTTTTCAAGAACTGGTGTCTTGGGAACTTCTCCTGGAACAACTGCGCTAGTTCGCTCTGTAGGACTGGCAGCTAAGGGATTTATTATTGATGGGGTTGTTTATTTTGTGGCGGCCTATCAATCTGCTCAACAATCAACTTATTTTATCATCGACCTGCTTGGAAACATTGTAGCCAAGTACGCTTATCAAAACGGCGATGGATATGCTTATCTAGGACTGCCAAACAGTTGGGTAGACCAGAACACAGTAAGAATTCCTTATTTAATTCAGTTTTTTGTTAGGGCAATTAATAAAGATAACAACTCTCCGTTTCCTGGTCTTTATTCACAACTAGGAATTAATTTAGCCACCATAGAAATTGGTAATGTTCCAGTTTACACCGCAGAGCTTGGAAATAATTTGAATATGTCCGGTGGATTTTTATGGTCTTATGACGGAGCACTTCCAAACGAAAACAACTTCTTTTTGTATCCAGACAACGTAAAAGTATTAGGAATTGCTTACGATTCTACTTTTACTGCAAATTATTCAAACGGATCTAAAGTAGTAACCAACGTTTCAAGTTTAACAAACATAGCTGTAGGAACTAAAATATTAGCTCCTGGTCACTTAGTTGGAGCGACTGTTTTAGAAATTTTATCCCCAACATCATTTGAGGTAAGTGTCGCGGCCACAGCGAGCGGAACAAGCGTTCCTAGTTATGTTCTTGGATTATTAGTTCCTGACACTTATGCCTACTCTGCTACTTATGAATGGACTGACAATCAGGGAAACATTATTAGAAGTGCGCCGAGTTTGCCGGTTCAATATGAAATAAAAACACCGCCGGTTAGTTTTACTGCTGACACAACAACCGGATCAAACGTTTTAAAAGATATTTCTAGTTTTAATGGTCTACAAGTTGGTCAATTGTTGTACTCACCAACTCATTTGCCATCAGGAACTTACATCACCGCAATCAACGTAACCACCATAACAGTAAGTCAAAACGCGCTTTCTACCACAAACAATGCAACGATAACCCCATACGCCGTTACCAAAACAACCATAGACATTCCAACTCTTAGACTTACTTACAAGCCCTCTGTAAAAATTTGTCTCTATAGAACAAGTGCGGCGCAACCCGTATTTCATCTGACTGCAACTGTTTTAAATAGCAAAACAGTAGATTACATCAGCACTACAGACGTTCTTTCTGATGCAATGATAGCTAACACTGTCATTTTGTACACGAACAGTGCTGTAGAAAATACAGCGGGGCCTCCCGCTGGCCCGATGACAATTTGGGATAATAGGCTTTGGGTAATAGACACAGAAGAGCCCAACAATGTTTGGTATTCAAAAGCAGTAATAGACGGTACGCCAGTAGAGGTAACAGATTTATTTACTTTTTATATTACTCCGACAAATGCGGCACAAGGTCCCACAAGCCCACTCAGGGGGCTGTCCGCGATGGATGACAAAATTATTTTCTTTAAAAGCGATGCCATGTACTACGTCAACGGTACTGGCCCAGACAATTTAGGAAACAACTCCCAATATTCTCAACCCGTTTTGATTACAGGTACTGTCGGAAGCAGTTTACCTAACTCAATAGCTCCAATTCCTGAAGGATTAGTTTTCCAATCTGATAAAGGCATTTGGTTATTACAAAGAAATTTAGGCACTGTTTATTTGGGCGCTCCCGTTGAAGAATTTACCACCGGGGCACAGGCTGTATCGGCTCAAATTATTCCAGGAACAAATCAAGCAAGGTTTGTAATGAATTCTGGAATTATTTTGATGTACGACTACTTCTTTCAGCAGTGGGGTTCTTTTACAGGTTTAGACGCAATTGATTCTGTAAACTATCAGGGCTTACAAACCCTTTTAATGTCTGACGCTAGAGTAATGAGAGAGCTGCCAAATAGTTACAAGGACGGGTCTAATCCTGTTCTGATGAAATTAAGAACTGCTTGGTTTGCTCTTGGAGGAATACAAGGATTTCAAAGAGCTTACTTTGTTTTTATTTTAGGAAGATACATTAGTCCGCATAAGTTAGTGGTAAATGTGGCTTATGATTTTAATTACTCTCAAACTCAAACCACTGTAATTACTCCGACAAATTACAACGAAAATTACGGAGGCGATCCGGTTTTTGGTTCTAGTTTGACTTGGGGCGGCGGCACTAACGTTGAAAAGTGGAGAGTAATGCTTCAAAAACAAAAGTGTGACAGCTTGCAATTCACTATTACAGAGCAATACGATCCTTCTTTTGGTACTTTGGCCGGAGAAGGCCTGACTTTATCTGGCATGAATGCAATTATTGGGGTTAAAAGAGGTTGGGTCACAATCCCAGCAGTCAACACAGCAGGATAATATGACAATAAGACTCTTAAATAAAAAGACAGAGCTTGAGATAGTAAACGGATGGCTTCCTTATGTCGTAACTCATGACCAACTTCCAGGTCACACTTTCTGCGCAGTAGTAAAAAATAAAGTAGTTGCGATGGCTGCTCTTAGATTAATGGAAGGCGATGTTTGTTTTATTGACTCAATGGCAACTGATCCAAAAGTAGAAGGTAAAATAAGACACGAAGCTTTAGACAAACTAACTGATACAATTTTGGAACTAGGAAAGAATTTAGGATTTAAAAGAATTTTTGCTACCACAAAGGAAGAATGCATTGTGGAAAGAGCAAAAAGACACGGATTTAAACTTTCAAAAGAACAAGTAATAGTGAGGGACTTAACATGAGCTTTATGGCCGGACTTTTTGGCGGTGGAATGAATTATGATCCATATCAGGGCAAACTAGGTCAAAGCGTTGAGGATCAAAAAAGATTTGTCGAAGCTCTTGGAGCCCAAACGCCACAAGCCATAGCCAATCAACAAATGCTTGCTCAACAATTAGTTGGACAAACTCAAGGCCTAGGCCCTAGCGTTGCTCAAGCTTCTCTAGCTCAAGCAACAGGACAGAACGCAGCTCAAATAGGAGCTTTGTTAGGAAGCCAAAGAGGAGCCGGAGCAAACGTTGGTTTAATCGGTAGACAAGCAGGTCAATTAGGTTCTCAAGCCATGCAGCAAGCAGCAGGACAGGCAGCAACTTTAAGAGCACAAGAACAACTTGCAGCTCAACAGGCTTTGGCAAACTTAGCTGGAACTCAACTTGGACAAGTACAGACAGGTCTTTCTCAACAAATTGGTGGAGCTACAAGTTTAGAAGATTTAAAGCAAAAAACAGAAGCTCAAAAAGCACAAAGACAGGGAAACATTTTAGGACAAGTTTTAGGAGCTGCCGGAACAATTTTAAACCCGGTCGGTACCGTAATTGGCGGAGCCTTAGGAAAAGCTGCAACTGGCCTATTAAGTGGCAGCGGTGGACGTGGCCCTATGGGGTCAAATGCTGAAGACTACAAAATGCTTGCTAGCGGCGGCTATGTTGATGAATTTAGAAGAGGAATGCTTGGCATGGCACAAGGCGGACAAGTCCCTGCTATGGTAAGCCCCGGAGAAAAATACTTACCGCCCTCCGAAGTTCAAAAAGTTGCTATGGGACAAAAGCCAGTTTCTAAAGCCGGACAAACGATTCCAGGAAAGGCAAAAGTTCCCGGAGATTCTTTAAAAAACGACACAGTAAAGAAAACTTTAAAAGAAGGCGGAATAGTAATTCCTAGAACAGTAATGCAATCAAACAATCCAGAAGAGCAAGCAAGAAAGTTTGTAGCTTCCGTTCTTGCTAAACAAAAAATGAAAAGGAAGTAGTCATGCAAGATTTATATAGTGGTTTTAAAAAAGTATCAGAAGATGAGCAAAAAGCGGTTCTTGAGCATGAGAACGGTCATAAGCTAAGTATTGCAAAATCTGGGCTTTCCAGAAAGCATTTAAAATCACTTTCTAAATTACCATTGCATCAAGCAAAGGGGCCAAAAGACCCGACAGAGGCTCTAATTGAAGAAGAAATAAATATAGAAGATTCGCCTATTTCTACAAAAATACCTACTGAGGAATTGGTTCAAAGAGAAGTGCCAGGTGAAGAGCCAATAGTTACAAGCAGAACCATGAGCGGAAAACCTATGCCCCCCACTGTTTTTGATGCCTTTATGGATCCAACGGGACAGGGAAGGCCAGGAAAAGTTTATTACGAAGAAAAAAAACAAAAATACGAAGATTTTTTAAAGTCGCAACAAAAACCAAAACAAGAAGTAGCTGCGGCTGAACAGCCAGCCCCAACAGAAGAAGTAGTACCTACTGAAACTTTAGCTCAGCCGGAAAGCCCTTCAGTATTACAGCAATCCCCTGCTGCCCCGGCTGCCGTACAACAATTTGAACAGCCACAAGCTCAAATTGCTCCAAACGTTGAAAAGCCAGCTCCTCGTGATTTTCTTGATGTTGCAGCAGATAGCAGTTTGTCGGAAGCACAAAGAATGGAAGGCCTGGTGCAGCACGATATGCAAATTCAAAGGCAAATGAAAGATGCTGATGATGAATGGCTTAATTTAGTAAAAAATCAAAAAGAATATGACCCAAACAGGATTTATAACAACATGGGAACGGGTCAAAAAATTCAGCAAGCAATTGGATTATTGTTAGGGGCAGTAGGAGCAGGATTAACGGGTCAAGAAAATCCTGTCATGTCCGTTATTAACAAAGAAATTGAAAGAGACATAGAAGCTCAAAAACAAGAAAGAGCTGACAAGTTTAATTTGTATAAGATGCATTTAGCTCGATTGGGAGATGAAAGAGCCGCAACTTTACAAACTTTAAACAATTTACAAAGCGTCACCAAGGCCAAAATTGACGATTTAATGAATAAACGCGGTATCGGGCCTATGGGACAAAAAACCTTGCAAGCAGCTAGCCTAGCTTTAGATTCTCAAATGGCTAAAAACAGAGGCGAGATTTCTGCTATGCAGCTACAAAAGCAATATAAGGACAGGCTTGCTAAAGGACAAATTACAGAGATACCTGACGAGTCAGATCCAAACCTTGCCAAGTCTTACAGAGTTCAAGTTGTAGACCCTCAAGGAAATGTGCAGACCGTTAAAAGATACGCAAGAAATGATGCAGCCGCAGGAAAAGCACAAGAGCTTTCTAACAAGGTTCAAAGAGCTGAAGAAGCTATTAGAAAAATTGCGCTCTTTAACAGCGCTGAAGGAAGAGCTGTGTTTGGAGAAGCCAAAGCGATTAAGCAGCAACTTTACACCGAGGCCTTGTCAGCAATGGCAGAATTACAAACTGGCGGCTCTACAGACAGAAATATTAAAGCAATTAAAGAAGGGGTTCCGGTACCTGGCGCGGTTCAACTAGGTGAGTCTGATGCCAAGGTAAGAGCGGCCCTACAAACAATACAGAGCTTTAAGAAAACTTTGGAAAATTACTAATGGCAGAATTAACAAATACCGTTCCGTTGATGGGGCCAAGTGGCCTTTATCAAGCAAGTCCTGACGAAGTCGGGGTTTTGCTTTCTGCCGGATACAAAAAAGCAACGCCCGAAGAAATAGAATTTTCTACTCCTACTCAAACAGCTTTAGGAGTTGGCGAAGCAGTCGGTCGAGGTCTGTTAGGCCCAGTTTTTACTGGCGCTGAAAGACTGCTTGGCGCAGAACCAGAAAGAATAAAAGCCAGAGAAGAGATATCAGTAGGCCCAGGGCTTTCAACTGGTATCGAATTCGGCACCATGCTACTGCCTGGATTTGCCTTATCAAAAGCTGCAAAACTTGCCGAAGCTGGCGCTCAAGTTCCTAGCCTATTACAAAAAGTTGCAACGGCTAGCAAATTTACAACTGCCGGAGCTGCCGACATTTTAGGAAATGTTGCTGCTAAAGGAGTTGAAGGAAAGATAGCAAAACTTGCTCTTAAATACGGAACCGAGGGCGCTCTTTTTAGCGTTCAAGATGACGTAGACCGAATGCTTATTTCTGACGAACCAGAAGATGCAATTAAGGCAACCAACGGAGTTATTTTAAATGCCGGATTAAGTTTTTTGACCGGAGCTGGCCTAGGCGCAGGAATTGGAAAAGTATCAGAACTATGGAAAGCCAAAAACGCTTCTAAGGTTGCCAGAGCACTTGAGCAGTCAAAAATAGATTCTGAAGCCCCTGCCGTTGCAGGACTCGGCACCCCGGTTCCTACGCCCACAACTGAAGCCGAAGTTTTAAAAGTTACAGAAGGATTGCCAGAACTAGAAAAAGTTCCTCTTGAGTCAAGGGCAGTCGTAGAAGATGCCGTTACAAGATTAGGTGACAAATTAAAAGTAAAGCCTCACGAAGGAATGCTTGCTGCCTTAGAAGACCCCGAAGCTAATAGGATTTTAAATACCGTTAGACAAAGGGGAGACAAACTTGCTCAAGCTCAAAATACCTGGGAACAATACGTTAAAAAAGATGCCGTAGAGGGAATAAATAACGTTATTACAGCCCTTGGCCCTGCTGCTACTGCTGATGAAACAAGAAACGGATTAAAAGCCGTACAACTTATAAAAAACAACTACGAAAAAGTTCGTGGCGGTTTAGAAGGATTTTTCGATAAATTTAATAAAGTACAAACCAACCCAATAGCTTTTATTGGAAGCGTTACCGGAAGACTAGAAGAAGCGATTCCTGGCATAGGGGATTACCTACAATTTGACGGGTTAACCGGAAAAGTAAAATTAGCTCCTTGGGACGCAACTGCTCCATTTACAAAGAAAACTCACGCCGCTGCAAAAAATATAATAGATGCAATTAACCAAGAAACGCTGACCATTGGAAAGCTCAGAAATGCTAGAAAAAATTTAACTCCCTACATTAACTATGTAACCGGAGATGCCGAGACAAATGCGCAAGTAGGAAGATTAAAAAAGTCCTTAATGGACATGATACAAGACGAAGTCGAAAAAGTTGATTCTTCTTTAAATGTCAGAGAAGCGTTTAAAACTTATGCGATAAATGAAGAAAGTTTAGAATCTTTAGAAAGAATTTTAGGCGGTAAAATTGGTGGAAAAGGCGTTACCGGAAAAGAAATCGTACCCGAAGATGTAATTAAAAAGATTTTTTCAAACAGTGTTACCGTTGCTGATGCCAAAAGAATTTTAGGGGAAAAAGATTTTAATAACATTTTGGCCGACTATTTAATGCAAGCAGTAAAGTCAGTTACAGACCCAGATAAAAAAACCTTTTCTTCGGCTAGATTTAAAAACTTTTTAGTAAATAAAGCCCCAGAATTAGAAGCTGCGTTTGGAGATAATTTAGGAGCGCTTCAGGACCTCAAAGATTTCAACGCAATCATGAGAATCATTCCTGATGCTCAAGTTGCTAACCCTTCAAAAACCGCTCCTACATTAATTGAGCTAGCTAAACAAATATTTAACGTAAGGCATTTATTTGAACCCGGAGCGGCTGCTACAAAACTGGGGGAAGTTCTTACTTCTCAAGTGTCTAAAGCTAAAACCTCTGCCGAGTTCAATGCAATCATGCAAGGCGCTGACAAAAAAGGCGGACTTGGATTTTATCGGTTTATTGATAACGCTCAGAAAATAAACGCTACCGCTTTTCAGGCGATGCAAGATTACATTCAGCAAGCAGCAAGAGGAGCTTACTTATTACAAAAAGCTGCTAAAAACGTTTTTGAAACGGACAAAGAGCCGACAGTAAAACCAGTCGATAAAAAGAAATTAGAAAAATTAGACAGAAAAATTAAATCTTTAGAAAACAACATAGACGGTCACTTAGAGCTTGGCGGAGAAATTGGTTACTATATGCCTCAACATTCAACCGCTCTTGGAATGACTTCAATGAGAGTTTCTAGTTACTTAAATCAAAAAAGACCACAGCCTAAACCTATGGGAGCTTTAAGTAAGCCGCTTGAGCCAACAGCTGCGGAAATGTCCGATTACTATCGAACGCTTCAGATTGCAGAAAACCCTTCGATTATTTTTACAAAAATCAAAGCAGGGTCTTTAAATTCTAAAGACGTAAATGATTTGAAAAATATGTATCCAGAGCTTTACGCTCAATTTGCTACAGAAATCACAAATCAAATTGTAGAAGCTCAAACTAAACAAAAGACCATTCCGTTTAAAGTTAAAAAGTCGCTTTCTTTATTTGCCGGACAGCCTTTAGATAACACGCTAGCTCCCGAAGCAATTCAGTCGGCGCAAGCAACTTATCAGCCGCAAGCAGAGCCACAAGCGCAAGAGCTGCCGCAGATGGCTAAAAAGAGTTCAAGAAAGAGTCAGTTACCAAAGCAAACTCAAACTGATCAGCAAAGACGCATACTTAAAGAATAAAAGCCTTAAATAGACAATCATGTAGTTGCCTCACAAAGGCTTAACCCACAAGGACGGTTTAAGATGAGTTCACGCCCACTTTTAAAACCCCAGCAAGTAATGACTGATTTAGTTGCAGACCAAAATCGCACGGGTCTTGTAACTAATATCAATATGGTTTCAATGGTTTCCTATAACGTATTTTGGGAAAACAACGTCACCGGAGATTTTTCAGTAGAAGTCTGTAACGATTATGTCGCCCCAATTGGAGTACAAGACTATCAGCTAGATAACGGCCATTGGGTACCCCTTACCCTTACGACTCCCGTATCAGCTACAGGGACAGCCGATAGCGCGCTTATAGACGTGGTTTTAACAGCTTCCTGCTATGTCCGACTTGTTTTCACTGACACAAGCGGAGGAATGGGAAGCGGTGTAATTAACGCTTGGATTGCAGGGAAGGTCGCCTAATGCCTATTTACTCTAAATATACAGGCGTAGGTGGAAGCGGCGGAGGCGGTGGAATTCAAAGCATTAATGGCGACTCTACAGCCGCCCAGCTAATTGTTGGCGGAACAGGTATCAGCGTCGCAACTGCTGCTGGGACGACTACTGTGACCAATACGGCTCCTATGGCCGCTACTGGCAATTTAACAGAAGCCACTTCTTCGGTTCTTACAATCTCAGGCGGTACGGGCGCAGTAATCGGCACCGGAACAACAATTCAAGTCTTGCAATCAAGTAGCATTCAGTCGGGTTATCTAAGTTCTACCGATTGGAGCACTTTTAACGGCAAACAAAATGCGCTTACTTTTGGAAACTTAACCGAAACCGGAAGCTCTGTTTTAACCATTACCGGGGGCACTGGTGCGGTTATTGGCTCTGGCACGACTATTCAAATGTCACAAGCCGGGGCTGGCACCTCTGGTTATTTATCCTCTACTGACTGGAATACTTTTAATAATAAACAGCCGACTGGAAGCTACATAACAGCTTTGACCGGTGAAGTAACGGCTACCGGTCCTGGAAGCGCTACGGCAACCATTGCTAATCAATCTGGAAATGTTGACAAAGTTTTAGCAACAAACGGAACCGCTGTAACTTGGCAATATGCGGGTATTGGTTCTGGATTTGCGAGCGGTAACGTAATTTTAGGAAGAGGAAAGCCCACAAGTTTGACGGGGGCCAGTAACTTGATTCTTTCTCCCGGAGCCGGAGATGCTTTAAGTAGCGGAACAAAAAATATTCTGGCCGGGGAATACGCTGGCGGAAATATTAGCTCGGGTCAGCAAAATTGCGTCCTCGGTTACGGAGCAGGTTACTCTTCTGGATTTGCTTATTTAACTACCGGAAATTTTAACGTTTTATTAGGTTCAAGTGCGAGCACTGCAGGAACCGGAACCAATGATTGCGTTTCAATTGGCTACTCTGCAGTAGCAGCATTAAACGGAGTTTCTATCGGAAGCGCTGCCGGAAGATACAATACCGGAAGCAGTAACGTAGCAATCGGATACGGAGCGCTTAAGGGCGTGTCAGGAACTTCTACTGGCGATTTAAACGTATGCGCCGGTTATAATTCAGGCACAGCAATTTTGTCGGGTTTTGCAAATACCCTAATCGGTTATACCGCAGGAAACACAATTACTGATGGCGTTGGAAATACCCTGATCGGCTATAACTGCCAAGCTGCGAGCGCGACGACTAACAATGCGTTTGTATTGGGAAGTAACTCTACTGCTGGCGCTGCTTCAATCGCCATGGGTTCTTCTGTAACGGGCGGCCCCTCTTGCGTAACTATCGGTCAATCCTCAACTTCTTCTGGCTCAACTGGAAGCATTGTTCTTGGACATTCTTCAAGTGCGGTCAATACAAGTAATGTGTTTTCAGTCGGAAGCACCGTTCACAATATTCTTACTACCTATTTAGGTCTTGGCGCCGAGCAAATTCTTGCAGCCGGTGATTTTAAAGCTATTAAGCTAATGACTGCTAGAGCTGCATCGGGAGGCGGTCTTACCAATCTTGACGCTTCCGCTGGCACTTTAAACCTTGCTGGAGCACAAGGCTCTGGTACTGGTATCGGTGGAGATGTTTTAATTTCTACGGCTCCTGCTGGCTCTTCTGGAAATACTTTAAATGCTCACGTTGAAAGATTTAGAGTTACGCATGACGGGCTTACAAAGTTTAATTCTGGCTACGGTTCTGTAGCTACTGTTTACGGTGTCAGAGCTTGGGTTAAATTCAACGCATCAACTGGAACTCCGACAATCAATGCTTCCGGAAACGTAACTTCTATTACTGATAACAATATCGGTAACTTCACAATCAATTTTACAAACGCGATGCCTGATGCAAATTACGCAGTCGCCGGAGCTTGCGGAAGTTACAACGGAGTAAACGGCATTCGAGTAGTAACCGCAAACACTGGAAGTCTTGATATTTACACCGTTTATGCTGATGAAACAGTTAGCGGACTTTACGACTTTACTTACAACTCTGTGACGGTGGTTCGATAATGGAAAAAAGAATTATTTATCCTAAAGATGACGGCGGAGTAGCAATTGTTATTCCCGCTGCCGACTGTGGTTTAACTATCGAGGAAATTGCAGCAAAGGATGTCCCTCAGGGCAAGCCATTTAAAATTGTAGATGTAAGTGAAATTCCTACAGATAGAACTTTTAGAAACGCTTGGGAGTATCAAGAATGATTGTTGTTAATTTAGAAAAAGCGAGAGTCATTGCCCACGAAAAAAGAAGGGCTGCTAGAGACAAAGAAATGGCTCCTTGGGACGATATTATTTCTAAGCAGATACCCGGAAGCGATTTAGAAAACGCAGTAGTTGAGAGACAAAAAATCAGAATTAAATATCAGGATTTACAAGAATTAATGGACGCCGCTGCAACTGTTGAAGAATTAAAAGAACTTTTACCATAAGGAAAGCACAATGAGATATTCACAAAACCAAGTAATCACCAATGGGGATATGTCAGCCAATATCGTGAGCGAGACTATTCCATTAGATCAAGTTTTCGGTTATAGTATTCAAGCAGTCTACACAACTAGCGGAACACTCGGCGGAGTTCTTCGGCTCGAATGTTCCAATGATCACACTGAAGATAATGAAAAAAATGTAATTGTACCGGGAACTTGGTCTGTAGTTACTAATAGTGCGATAACACTTACGGGCGCAGGAAATTTTCTCTGGAACGTTGAAAGCGTGAACTATCTCTGGGCTAGGATTACTTATACCAAAGTCATGGGAGATAGCGGAGTCCTTAACGCAACTTGCGTCACTAAAGGATTCTAATCATGCAATATATTGATTTACCCATTTCAGGTGGGGTTTTTCAATATAACCGCATCTCTGTTTCGTCTAACTACAGCGTTAATACAAGTGACAATTACATTGGTTGCGATGCAAGCCTTGGAGCTTTGACTTTACAGCTTCCAAAGGCCAGTTCGCTTAATAGCGGAAGATGCATAGTAATTAAAGATGAGGGCGGAAGCAGTTCAAATGTCCTCACAAGGGTTTTCGTGGCTCCGCAAGGAACGGACAAGATAGATGGGATTAATTCAACTCTTTCTCTACTTGCTGATCACGAATCAATCACGCTCGTCTGCAATGGCGTGGACGAGTGGTTCATCATTTAAAATCCATAAGGAAAATTAAATGGCCTTTATTAAAAATACCGACACCCTGGTAGAAGGTGCGTTGCAAAAGTTCTTTACAGAACAAAGAGCAAAAGACGCAGTTCAGCCAGAGTTATCACAATTAGATTCCGCAATTTCCGCTGAGGAAGTTGCTAGACAGAGTGCCGATAGCGCTATTGAAGGGCGCTTATCAACACTCGAAGGCAGTGGAGAAGGTTCCGTTGCTAAAGCCGAACAAGATGCTAAAGACTATGCTGATCAAAAAGTAGCAGACCTAGTCAATAGCGCTCCTGCTGTATTAGACACTTTGAAAGAATTGTCTGATGCATTAGGCGGTGACGAAAATTTTGCTGTCACTGTTTCCAATCAAATTGGCGCAGTTGATGGAAAAGTTGACCAAGAAATCTCTGACCGACAAGCTGCAGTAAGTGCAGAACAAGGTCGCGCACAAGCTGCTGAAGAAGCCCTTGATGGTCGTTTGGATATCATCGAAGGTTCTGGCGAAGGCTCTGTAGCAAAAGCAGAACAAGATGCTAAGGATTACACTGACGAAAAGATTGGTGACCTCGAAGGGCAACCTGACGTTGCTACTTACGTTGGACAACTATCTTCTTCTGTATTCGGTGCAATCTCTGCCGAGCAAAGCCGAGCAGAAGGAGCCGAAGGTGCTCTTAGTGGACGTCTTGATGCTTTAGAAGCTGACCCAGTAACTAAAGCCTACGTTGACGGCGAAGTAAGCACTCTTGAAGGTTCAATCAGTGCTGAACAGTCTGCAAGAGAACTTGCTGACTCTGCTTTAGACGGTCGATTAGATTCTTTAGAAGCTGATCCGACAACAAAGAGCTATGTAGATAGCCAAGTAAGCGCCGAGCAATCACGCGCTGAAGGAGCTGAGAGTGCACTAGACGGACGTTTAGATGCGTTGGAAGCTGATCCTACTACAAAGACCTATGTCGATGGGCAAATCAGCTCTGAGCAATCTGCACGTCAATCTGCAGACAGCGCTCTTAGCGGTCGCCTTGATGCTTTAGAAGCTGATCCGGTCACAAAGACTTATGTTGACGGTGAAGTTTCTGATCTACAGGGACAAATTACTCAGGAAATTTCTGACAGACAGGGTGCCGTAAGCGCTGAACAGTCAGCTCGTGAAGCTGCTGATCAAGCTCTTGATGGCCGCCTCGATGTTCTTGAAAGCGATCCTACTACTAAGTCCTATGTGGACGGTGAAGTAAGTGACCTGCAAGGACAAATCAACCAAGAAATCAGCAATCGTCAATCTGCCGTATCTGGAGAACAGTCCAGAGCTGAAGCCGCTGAAGCTGCTTTAGATGGCCGATTGGATTCTTTGGAAGCTGATCCAGTTACAAAATCATACGTTGATGGCGAAGTGTCAGACTTGCAAGGACAGATTGATAACGTTCTTAGCAACGTCGACGGCGCTGCTCTTGATTCTTTGACTGAAATCGTTGCTGCTTTCCAAGCTGCTGACAGCTCCTTAAACGGTGCAATCAGTTCTCTGTCTAGCGAACTAGACGGAAGAATCGATGTATTGGAAGCTGACCCGACTACAAAAACTTATGTAGATGGTCAGATTTCTTCGGAAGCCTCTGCAAGAGCTTCCGCTATCTCAGCAGAACAGTCTCGCGCAGAAGGCGCAGAAGCTGCATTGGACGGTCGACTGGATGCTCTTGAAGCTGATCCAGTAACAAAGTCTTATGTTGATTCTCACGCTTCCGCTGAAGAAAGCGCAAGAGAAGCTCTGGAAAGTGCTCTTGATGCACGACTTGACGCTCTCGAAGCTGATCCGGTTACTAAGTCCTATGTTGACGGTGAACTCGCTGAAAAAGTTGATGTCACTGCTAACTATGACATTAAGCCTGCAATGTATCAGGGCGGATCTAAATCCGCTAACTTCCAAATCAACTGGGCTAACGGGCCTTTCCAAGAATTTACTCTTGGCGCAAGCTGCACCGTAACCTTTGCAAATCCTGTCACTGGCGGAAGCTACATGCTTAAGCTCGTACAAGATGGCACTGGAAGCCGACAAATCACTTGGCCTGCAAGCGTTGAATGGGCAAACGGTGAAGCTCCCACAATGTCTGGTGCTTCTAAAGTTGACTTCATTCAAATGGTCTATGACGGCTCAAGCTACTACGGTAACTACCAGCTAGAAGACGTAACCTTCGCAAAGAGCTCTGAGCTTGATGGGGAAGTTGCTGCTCTTGAAGCAATGGTAGAAGCTGAAGAAGCTGCTCGACAAGCTGAAGACCTAACCTTCTTCAAGCTAGACGGTAGCCGCGCAATGACTGGCGGATTGAAAGTTAAGCATGCTGAAAAGTCTGCTAGCTACACTCTGACAAGCTCTGACTACATTGTTGGAGTAACCAGTGTTGCAGGTGGAAAGACCATGACACTCCCTTCGGCTTCCGCTGAAGGCGCAGGAAAAATGTTCATGATTAAGGATCAGTCTGGTTCGGCAAGCGAAAGCAATTATATCCGTGTTGCTGCTCCATCGGGACAAACTCTCGACGGTCAGTCTTACTACGATATCAAAGTGCCTTACGAATCAGTTTCCGTTGTTTCTAACGGAAGCCACTGGTTCATCATCTAATTAGACAACTGGAGGGGGGCCTTTACTGGCTCCCCTCTTTCTAAAAGGAAAATTATGAAAATTTCCGGTTTTACTTTAGTTAAAACTGCTAGAGCTACTTTAGATTCTGACGCTTCGGCTTTTAGTTCTGCTGCTGGATTATCAGACGCCACTCAAAAAGATGCCGTTCAAAATTTAGTAAAAGCACTAAAGCTCGCTGGCATCTGGGAAAAGATGATGGCTATCTATCCTATGGTCGGCGGAAGTGCAGACAGCCACAAATTTAATTTAAAAAATCCTGCTGATACAAACGGCGCTTTTAGATTAACTTTCAATGGCGGCTGGACTCATTCAAGCACAGGTGCCAAACCAAACGGAACGACCGGTTATGCAAATACTCACTTGTCAGCAAGTGGCGTATTAACTGCAAATAACCTTCACGTTTCCTATTACTCAAGAACTCAAGTTCCTAACGAAATCGAATCTTCTATTCGTTGCGGTAACGCAGACCTAGACAGAATCGTACAGCTAAACCCAAACTTAAATATTGGTTACGGTTTTCTCATTCGATTAGGCGGAACCGTTCTTGGATACAATGACCAAAGCACTGATTGCCGAGGAATGTTTGTAGCATCAAGAACTTCTAGCACGTCAATGAAAGGTTATAGAAACGGTAACGAGTTAATTAGCGTGTCCACGGGCGGATCACACTTATTGCCAGCGGAAGACTTTTATCTAGCCGCAGGTAATACAGCAGGAAACCCCAGTCAGTATTCAAAACTTGAATGCGCATTCGCATCAATTGGAGCTGGTTTAAGTGGAACAGAAGCAAATGACTTGTACGCTGCTGTTTTAGCATTCAACCAAGCATTAAGTCGTAACGTATAAAAAGGAAAAACTAATGAGCAAAAAACAAATGATGGAAAGACTGCACAAGCTAGCAAAAAAAAGATTCTGCCTTTTCCGTGCTATGCGTATTCGTCGCATGATGCTTCGAATGCAAGCCATGGAAATTGGCCCTTGCCACTGCTGCAAGAAATAAAAAATGGACGAGCTGCACTTACAACAATTGTACGAGCGGCTTTCTCGAATTGAAGAAAAGATAGACGCGCTACAAGAATTTAAAGTCACGTCATTATCGACGGTAAGACTTGCCTCTATGGTCGTGTCTGGCTTGTGCGGACTACTAACAATGGTCGCAACTTCATTCGTGAATTACTTAATAAACAAAAACTAAGGAGATTTATGCCAAGTCTGTTTTGGCGTTTGTTTCAATTTATTGGACCGTTCTTAGTTAAGTACGGTTTCAAAATGCTAATGAAAAAATATCCAGGACTCTTCCCTGTAATACAGGACATCATCAAATGGATTGATGAGCAGCCCGATAAGGAAGAGGCTGCAGAGGAGGTGAAAAAAGTCCTGTATTCGACTGCTTCATTACCAGAGCCGAGAGGCATGGCCTAATGAATTACACCCTACTTGAAAAGCAACATTTGTTTTCCAAGACGCTAGCCAGGTTCATTTTGGATCTGGCTAGTAGGGGTTATTACGTTACGCTCGGAGAAGCGTGGCGACCCGACTCACAGGCACAACTTTATGCAATCACAGGCCAAGGAATTAAAAACTCTAATCATTGTCTTAGGCTTGCTGTTGATCTCAATATTTTTCTCGATAGGGTCTGGTTAGTTACTAGAGATGAATTAGAGATACCAGGCAAACTTTGGAAGTCTTACTCAAACGATTTAGTTAAATGCTGTTGGGGCGGTGACTTTAAGTCGGTTGACGCATGTCACTTTAGTTTCGAACACAATGGCATAAAATAACTTTATGGTACCAACGCGAGTAATAAAAACTCAGAAGCGTTACAAAGCATATCTTGTTCTTTCACGAAAATGTATTCAAGTCCGGTGGCTCCATGATGAGATACCGGATTACGTCACGGTCGGCATTAAGTGTTTGCGATTGAAAATGGTGCTCTGGGACTGTTCAACCAAATTCGTCCGGCTTCAATGCTTAGTATACCGCTGACTTCATAAAAAGGGGGCTGACTCTATCTCACCTTTTCGGCCCCCTAGGGTTTTGGCTGGCGCGGGCCGGGTCGAACGGCCATCGCCCAAGTTAACAGCTTGGTGCTTTACCAATTAAGCTACACGCCAATACTTTCCTAGTAACAAAAACCGTCACTACTGCCTAGCCAAAATTGTCCCTTGATTCCTTAACGCGTTGTGTTTATATAACGCCCATGAAACTCACCAATAAACACAATTTACCCGAACCTTTTGTACTAGCAGTTAAGGGCGGAACCTATGACAACGGCGGCTCTTGGCGAACCGTCACGGAACTTATTGGCCCTCCTAAGATAGCGCATTTAAAAAGAAAACATGATGCAGAGCTTGAGGAGGACGTTATTGATCGCGTCTACACTCTGCAGGGCGAGATTGCTCACGGGATAGTCGAGCGCGCAGCTAAAGAAATGTGCAAAGAAGATTGGATGTCCGAGCAACGTTTGTTTGCTGAAATACAGGGAAAAAAGATATCAGGCGCTTACGATTTGTATAACCCCAAAACCGGAGAATTAATCGATGTTAAAAACTCAACTGCTTGGAAGGCAAAGAAAGGCGAAGCCCCTAAAGAATGGGAAGAGCAAACAAATATCCTTGCAGAACTTCTCCGAAGACATGGATTTTCAGTTAGCAAAATTAGCATTGTCCTGGTTATTCGGGACTTCTCCAAGCCAGAAGCAGCTAGATCGCCTGATTATCCTCAAGTTCCGGTGGCCTATCTATCGGTCAATCTTTGGGAATCCAGTCGAGCTGGGGCGTTTCTTGAAGAAAGAGTTAGACTTCATATCGAAGCAGAAACCAAAGAAGCAGAGTGCAGCCCGGAAGACCGCTGGGCGAAGCCGACAATCTGGGCGGTTAAGAAAAAAGGCGGCTCAAGGGCGGTCACGGGCGGCTTATTTGCAGTAGAAGAAAAGGCCAGGGAGCACTTAGCTAGCCTTGGCGCTGGCTACGAAATCGAATACAGGCCTGGAGAAAATGTTCGATGCAATTTGTATTGCCCAGTCGCTAAATTTTGTGCTCAATACAAAAAGCTGAAAGGCGATTGATATGGCCTAGACTCAAGGCCAGGCCTTGTTGAGTTTGAAGAGAGAGAGCCTTAATGGGGCCAAAGCCCAGGGCTTTAGACACCCTGGGCGAGTCACAATTTAAAGTTTTTAGCCGTTGCCCGGAAGCTAGCAGGGCATGGCTTAAAGTAGCTCCGGCACCGAGGGCGTAGGAACTATCGGGCCAACAACTTAAACCGGAGACAAAAATGGAAAAATCAGAAATTGATTTAGGCGTTAAACTATTGCTTTTAAACGCTAATGTTGATCTAAAATCATACCTAGAAAACAAGCTAACTAACGAAGATGTTGCAAGAATTACGCGAGCCGCCGGGCGGTTAGCCAATGATTTTGTAGACGGCGATGGGATTTTGGCAAAAAAAAGAAATAATTACTGGAAATCGGTTTTTTTAAAAGCAGTGAACCTAACGGGAGAAACAAATGACTAAACTAGAGCAAGCATTGTTAGCAGCAGCAAAATCGTTTATAACGGCTTATATGGGCCTGGAATTAACTGATGAAGGGGAAGGTATGGGTCAACCCAAGAAAGCCGCTCCTATTCAAACCTCGAACGGAATTCCGGTATGTCCAAGCCATGGCAAGGCCATGAGACCCTCAAAATTCGGAAACGGATACTACTGCGGCGCGAAATTACAAGACGGTTCTTACTGTAAACAAAAGGCGTAACGTATGCGTGACGTAAACGTTACTATCTCGAATTGGGAAAAGTACCAATTCCGAAAACAAATCAAGCACCCTAGCTGGTTCAGGGTTGAAAACCGCTTGTGGAATGACGAGCAATTCTTTTATTTCACCGGGGAAGAGCGCTGGATCTGGATTTGTCTGCTCAGTATTGCCTCGCAAAAGCAAACTGCGTCGCTTTGCGTTGGGCTTGAGTGGCTTTCTAGGGAATCCGGCGTAGGAATGCCTTCGATTGAGACGGCTTTACAAAAACTTAAAGATAATAAGTGCTTAGAGTATACGTTACATGAACGTAACGTATGCGTTCCTACGGGTATCCCTACAAGACATAACAAAACAAGACAAGACATAACAAGACATAACATAACAAAAACATTTAGCATCGCGGTGAAGCAAACTTCACCGTCGATGCCCGTGAAAGAGTCTTTAGAAAATCATTTTCTTTATTTATCTGAGCAGGTTTTGAAGATTTACCCCGATAAAGAGTTTGTAAGTAGGGAGAAGGAAAAGATGAAGCTCTGGCTTTCTACTAACGAAAAGAAAGCACCTAAGTCGAAAAGTGGTTGGACTAGGTTTGTAATGGGATGGCTTGAGAGGGGCTGGGAGAGATACAGAAAATCAATCGGCTCGGAAAAATCGGCTTTCAAGGGAATTGAAGAAATTATGGCGGAGGAAGAAAAAGATGGATATATCGACGTTTGATCAGGAAATGAAAAGGTTACTCGACCAATGGCCCACGGCGTACAGTGAACAAAGAAGAAAGATTTTTTTTAACACGTTTCGAAATGTATCGAATTTTGATTTTAGGGATGCGGTTACTTATTGCCTCGGCAATTATCGAAGTGCTCCTCTCTTACCTGAAATGATGGAAGCGGTTAATAAAAGTGTTTTCATTCGGAAAGAACAGGAAAGGCGAGACGAGGATCAGAGTCGGGCCGGATTTTTTGGAATAGTCGGCGACCCAGAATGGTGCGACCCCGAATTTCAAAAAAATTGCTCGAAACTTTATTGGCAATATGCAAACAAGCAAATTACTAAAGCTCAATTTGATGAAGGCTGTGCTTTGTTAGACGAAGCTGCAAAAATTTACACTAAGAAAAAAAACAGACTGCCTGAAAAATATACAAAACCAGTCTTTGACGAAGACAAACCTTTTTGATAATTTCGCTTTTGTTCATTGGTTGATTCTACGAGATGACAATGCTTGGTACGGCGGAAGTTATGACTCCGCCGTATTTTTTTTATGCGATTACATATCCTCGACAAACGCATTTCATTCTTATCACGCGGTGCGAAGAAAAAACTTCTTGCCAACTTTCTAGTTCTGACAAACGATAAGTTCATCTGGCTTCAGGAAACTCAGAAAGAAATTAGCAACATTGATTCGCTTGAACAAATACCGCAGCAAGAGGGTGACTTATTCCGGGCACTCGTTCGCGTCGCAACTAGAAGCCGCCGTTTTCAATCTCCTTGAGCTTCGAGAAAAAGCCGGAGAAATCTACGACATACAACACCAGGATCATATTTATCTGACTGACGCTCGCATTTGTTACATTCCCGATTTTAAATTTTTTTGCAGATACACAAATAACTACGTTTGGGCCGAAGCCAAAGGTTTTGAAACAGACGTTTGGAAAATAAAAAAAAGACTTTGGCAACACTACGGGCCAGGAAAATTAGAAATTTACAAAGGCACGACTAAAAAAATTAAATTGGTTGAAACGTTAATACCGGGGCAAACATGATGAACGCTGCTGAGGCAATGAAATACTGGCAGAGCCTAGTGACTTTTGAAGATGAAAGTTGCTGCGCAAGTGCGCATGAATATTTTGATAAACACTCAAAGCTCGTGCCTAAACCTGACCACATGGTCTGCGATAGGGAATTAGCTTGGCGACAATATGTGCGCATTAGAGACAATGATCCTAATTTTCCTTTTAATCGAAAATGGCTGACGTAAAATACAAATACGAAAGATTTAAAAAGTACGCGAAGAAAGAACAAAAGCAGTATCGCGAGTGTTTAAGATGCTGCAGAAAGTTTTTGTCTTCGCACAAATTTAATCGAATGTGTGAGGAGTGCGTAGTTAAAAAAACAGTTTTATATTAACAACAAAGGAGACAACAATGTCAGACACAACAACGAAAACAACAGAAGTAAAATCAGTTCCACTCTACAGCCGAGTTCACGCTGCAACCTTGGACACCGTTACCGGCGAAGTAGTTCTTACTGACGGCGTAAATCCAAAACACTTGGTGCAAGATTTAGTAAGAGAAATTCAATCTCTGCAACAACAAGTACAGCAACTCAAATCCGCAGCAGATAAGAACTCGGAGAAGCTGTAATGAGTTTGTTTAAATCAAAGAAAAAAGAAAAGGACATGACTCTGCAGGAAGTTGAACAAGCATTCAATCAACTGCAATTTGAAGTCGGTTCTTTCAATTACCTAATCGACTTAAAGACTCAGGAAATAAATATTTATTCTGACGAAATAAGTATGCGGTTAGAAAAAATGAGAGAACTTGCCCGAAGAGGAAACGTGCTTCGTGGTAAAATTCAAAACGAGTTAGAAGAAACAATTAAAAAAGGGGAAACAGTTGAAAGCTCCCTTAATTAAACGATTAAAGTCCTATTGGCCGGAGAGATTGCCCCAAGGGATGACCGAATTTTCTAGCTGGGTTGACGAGATTGCTACGTTAAGTGAACTCCCAAACAATGACAGATTGAAGAAGGTAATTGGAGTTATGATTCTCCAAATACCGCCTCATATCTCCATGTGCGCCAAACGACATATCGTAAATAGGATCAGGAAAGCAGCTGCGAATCAAGTAGCAGCGGAAGCAATTGACCTAATCGATGAAAAAGAAAAAGCAAAAACAGACGGCGCAAACCCTTCAGCAACTTGTTAAAGATTGGGATAGGCGACTCAAAGAAACCGGATTCCACGATATTGAAGACAGAAAGACTGGCTTACTAAAAAAGTCAGGCGGCGATGTCGTTTGGGAACCCGATAGATTTGAAAGAGCCAATCAATCTCAGGACAAGGGGTATTCAAGCATTACCTGGAAAGAATCCCAAGCTGAATACTATCGCCTGGCCGGGCAAGCACTTTACGAAAAAGAATTTAAAAACGTAAGAATGCGCCTTATCTGGCAACTCCACGCGGAAGGTTTTAGCTACCGCGAAATATGCGAAACTCTAAACTTGAGCCATGACAAGATTCGGCGAGCCGTGGAACGCATGGCCAAAGAATTTTGCCTTAAATAGCCTAGTTTGTAGCAACGGAGTTACGCATGAAGCAATTAATCGACATTCGCGACCATAAAAAAGATGACGAGCCATTCCTTTTTTCTACTTACCTAAAGAATAATTGGTACGACAAAACTAATTCCACGACTCTCAAAAAAGCCACCTGGATGAACCTGCAGCACGGTCGGCTTGAAAAAGTTTTAGACAAACAAAAGATTAAAATCGCATGTTTAAAAGAAGACCCGGACGTAATTTTAGGTTACAGCTTCCAGGATGGGAGCGCGCCATTTGTTTATGTAAAGCTCGCTTGGAGAAACAATCAGCTAAACATAAAAGATTTATTACTAAAATCCTTGGAGGAAAAATGAACAGAGACAAATCAGAACCAATTGAGTTCGCTCATTTGCATAACCGTATTTTCTTAGCTGGCCTGAACAAGCAGCTTGAGAAAGGCATCGACCAAAGAAGCTGCCAGGGAATTCAAATGTGGCGACAACCAAACGGCGATGTTTACTGGGAATACCAGGGTAAATGCGGATACTTAGGCGCAACGCTGTTTCAAAGCCTTGTCTGCTCCAGTTCTGCTGACTCGGTAAGAACAGCAAAGAAAAAAGTGGTTGATGCGAAAGCTGAATAATCTTTTACAGGCCACAATCTTTTACCTTGGTGTGAAGCTCACAAAGCTCAAGGGGTGGTGGAAACCATTCACGAGGCAGCACAAGAAGGTAAAGATTACGCAGGTTGCACTTAAAGAGGGCGATACCTATCGCCTCGGCGAGTGCATTGTGACCCTTGCTAAGTTCGGCATCGAAGGCAAAAAAGAAGTGGCCGCAAAGATAGCTCACTGGGATTTGGTCAGGCGCGAGAAAGAAGAGCGCTACAAGCAAAAGGGCATCGATATCATGATGATGAAGCCTGAAGAGCTTGAGCAATATCAAATCAATGAGTGGATTAAGCAAAGAAAAGCATTTAACGAAAAGAAGTTTTACGAGAATCTAAAATGAAATGGCTTATATTAATTTTAGCGATTGTAAGTAGTTCAGCGTTCACGGATATGACCGACTCGTATCAAGAGATTCACGGGGACGGAACGTACACGTACGAGGAAGTAACGGAGTCGAAAGAAATACTCAACAAGCTCGAGCCTGAGATTAAGAGCCTTCAGCGCATGGCCATTCTAAGCAATACCGCGCTCCGGGCCATGATAAAAATCGGGACAAAGAACCTAAGAAAGCAAGGGCATATCCTAAAAGCCCGGCAAATAGAAAGAGAATGGAAGGGCCTAGACGGGGTAATCATCGAGATTGCTAACAACCAGAGAAACATTGGCGATTTTGAACCGTTATCTGAGTGGCTTGATACAACTTACGAAACTCTGGAAGCAAAGCTCGGGCTATCGGTATGCGAAATATTGAGGCTGACAGACATAAAGACGTTTAACTTTGGCTTAAGAGTCGTGTTTATGCCCGGTATTTTAGGCGAGGACGAGTTCTACAAGCATTTTGTGCAGGATTATAAGTACAAGGGCGTCGCACCCGTTGCGAGCTACTGGGCGACAAATCTAAGCTGCGCTATCGCAACATACAGTGTCGGCTATTTCTTTATTTGCTCACCACTTGGGATTTTGGTGGAACAAGGAGTCAAAAACAAACTTGCTCCATGGGCTGCACCGAAAATATTTAAAGCGGAGTGCTCCGCATAAGGGGAAACTATGAATCTTACAGAAATGCCAAGACGTATTTCAAATGAAGAGATTCCAAAGCATCAAAAACGGTTAGACTGTTTTTTGGAAGAAATTCGTAAGATTGAGAACGGGCATTCGATTTTTATTGAGATACGGGATTTAATTATTCTTGACCAAGCGCACGATTGCGAAAAGTGTCAGGAAACAACAAATTAACCAGAAAGCTAACATGACGCGCTTAGCTATACAAAATTAGCAATTATTTAGCACTATGCCATTTCAAAAAGGAAATCCGAAACCTCCAAAGTCTGGGCGAAAGAAAGGAACGCCCAACAAAAGCACTCTCATGATTAAACTTCAGGAATTGAACTATGACGTGGTTCAAAAGCTGATTGACAGCCTGGAAGCTCAGCCGCAGTACATGCAAGCAGACCATTTAATTAAGTTATTGGAGTTTATGTATCCCAAGAAGAAAGAAAACACAGAATTAAGCATTCCTCAGCTTGTCTCGGCTGCGAAAGTTTTGGTCGGTGATGAAGATTGAAATCAGTAAAGAAGACAAGAAGGCACTCAAAGCGCTCATTAAAAAATATGGCGCGAAACAATTCAAAGTCGATGATTTCTGTTTCGATAAGCAAAAAGAATTTGTTAATGATAAATCGCCTTGGGCAACGGCTTGCTGTGGAAGGCGCGCTGGGAAGACCCTTGCCTGCTGCGCCGATCTGGTTTCAACTGCTATCTCACGAGAAAGAATTAATTGTCTCTACATTACGCTTAATCGTCTCTCTGCAAAAAGAATTATCTGGCCCGACTTACTCAGAATAAATACCGAGTATCAACTTGGCGCTAAAGTAAACGAATCAGAACTTACAATGACGTTTCCGAATGGCAGCGTGATTTACATTTCAGGCGCAAAGGACGCATCAGAAATAGAAAAGTTTCGTGGTATGGCATTGGCACTTTGTTATTTAGATGAAGTGCAATCCTTTCGTGGACACATTGAGAGTTTAGTTGATGATGTTATTGCAAAAGCGCTCTTTGATTACGGCGGAAGATTAAGATTGATTGGAACGCCGGGGCCAGTGACAGCAGGATACTTTTGGGACTCGATTAATAATCCAAACTACAAGCATTACAACTGGACAATGTTTGATAACCCGTGGCTGCCGATTAAGTCAGGCATGAGCCACGAGGAGATATTACAGCGTGAACTTGACAGAAAAGGCCTTACTCGTGATAACCCAGGCATTCGAAGAGAGTGCTTTGGTGAATGGGCGTATGACCCTGATGCCTTGGTATTTAAATACAGCGAGGAGCTAAACGATTATGGTGCACTTCCAAACTTGGGAGCTAATTGGAATTATGTTCTTGGCGTCGATTTGGGCTTTGTCGATTCTGACGCTGTATGCGTGCTTGCGTGGCATGATGACTCGCCAAGATTGTACCTTGTCGAAGAAGTCATTACAGACAAACAAGGAATCACTGAGCTGGCCGGACAGCTTGAAACCCTTATTAAGAGATATGATCCACTAAAAATCGTAATGGACACAGGCGGTTTAGGAAAAAAGATTGCCGAAGAAATTACAAAACGATTTCAAATCCCAATTGCTGCAGCAGAAAAGGTTAGAAAATTTGAATACATTGAACTTCTTAATGATTCTATGCGAACGCAAAAATTTATGGCGAAGCGCACTTCTCAATTTGCTGCTGATTGTAAAATGGTTGAATGGGACAGAGACGATCCAAGTCCTGACAAACTAAAGATAAAAGAAACTTATCACTCTGATATTTGTGACGCGGTTCTTTATGCGTTCAGAGAAGCGTATCACTGGACTCACAAAGAAAAAGAACCTGTCATCAAGCCTTATACAGAGCGTTGGTACAAGAACGAACAAGAAATGATGTGGAACCAAGCGTTCGAGCGCCAGAAAGCGCAAGAACATGATGAGGATTTATATTACGAGGAAGTCTAGTACAATTAGTTATCTCGTTTCACGCTCAAACCAAAAACAAAAACAGGAAATGCTTAATGAACTTAAAAAGAGTTTTGCACGTTTCCGATTGTCATCATCCGTTTGTAAATAAAGCCGCTTGGAAAATCCTTCTCGACGTTGGAAAAGAATTAAAGCCGCACACGATTGTTATTCACGGCGACTTCTTTGATTTCTATTCTGTATCACGCCACGCAAAAGACCCACTCATGGATTTCAAAACGTGGAAAGATGAAATGAAAGAAGCGAGAAGTGCACTTGATGATTTAATGACCGCAGTGCCTTACAAAGAAATTGTTTACTTAGAAGGCAATCACGAAAAGAGATTGATTAAATACGTCGCAGAACACGCCCCAAAACTCGCAGGATTATTTAAAAGCGAAGAAGTAATGGGATTACCGAGGAAGATTACTTATGTACCTTATGGGCAAAATGGTAAGTATGTTATCGGCAACCTTGTCTGTGTGCATGGTTCACGCGCTGGGGAAAACCCTGCGGCGAGTATGGTTAAGAAATTCAGAAGCTCAGTCATCTTCGGACACACGCACAAAGTGCAGGAATACCATATCCAAAACGCGCACGGGGACGACTTCGTGGCGCTCAATATCGGCTGGCTCGGCAACCAAAGGCAGGCTGCGGAATACATACTAGATATCAGTGATTGGACGTTAGGCTTTGGGATTACTTATCACAAGCAGAGCGGAGCTTTCTTTCATCAACTAATGCAAATCTACGTCAACAAAGGGGTTCATGAGTGCCTATTTCAAAACGTAGTTTACCAAAGATAAAAAATGGGACTGTTTTGGAAGTGGTGTTTCTTGATCATGTTGCGAGCGTTGGTGGGCTTTCTTATCCTCTTCGATGTCGTGTTATTGGTGAGCTTGTTAATCAGGATAGACAGGCTCTTTATCTTGCTAGCTGGCTTACTGAAGAAAACGATACAGCAAATCTGGACTCGCATACCGTTTTAAAATCTACAATTGAATCTGTTAGTATTATCCGCAAGGGAAAGAAGCGATAGAACTACTCCTTGGCTACCTTTTGGTGGTCGATGCTTTGGGGACACGCAGTCAGTTACCCGACTGAAGCCAAGGAATAGAACTCTTGTAAGACAGCCTAATTACCTTAATTGTACTTCTTTTTCTACAACTACATAAGCGGCTTCTTCACCAATTGAGTCACAGCCAAACGGCATTAGCGCATGACCCTTATCTCCCCAGGACTTGCCCCAAGAGTTTCGCATTATCCAGTTGCCGTCAGCAGTCCAGCCAATGAGGTTCACCATGTGATTTAACCCATTGTATTTACAGCCTTTCATGACGCCGCCTTTGTAATTATCCCATCTGCCATTGGCCCCTACTGCGACTGATACATAGCCTGATTGCATGATTGCGGCTTTTAGTTCATCAACTGTAGGACTTCTATCGGGCGCTCCTAAGTTGTACCAAGATACAGGCTGAAGAACGCGCTGCTTTTTCTTCGCAGTGCAAATCTGATTGTAGGCCTTGTACGGATACAAAGCTTCGCTTGTAACCCCGTTTTTGACTAAATACGGGCCAGCGAAATTGCCTCCACGGCAGCCATACCACTCAGAATCGCAATCAACGATTTCTTGCTCGCTTGCTACTTCAACTTGATTGTTAAATATCAACGCAGCGCTTTCAAGATTTGCGACGGTTGAGAACGCCCAGCAGCTCCCACAAGCTCCTTGGTCTTTAATAGGCAAACTGAACCCTAAGTTACGCCAGTCAAAGCTGACTGGAAGGTACGCATTGGTTCTAGGATTCTTAAACACGCCGCCTTCAAGTAACCCGTGGCCTTCGTGGAGCTTGATGTAACCCGTTGCATACTTTGTGGGGCCTACGTCAATCGTCACGTTGTCAGGGGTTGTAGGTTTTGTGCCTGTACTATCACCGCAGCTAACTAAAAAAAGCGTAAAAAACGCTAACAAACTAAACAGAATTTTCATGTTTTTATCTCCTTATGCGCGAATTTCTCTCATTTTTGCCTTGATTAGACAAACTTGAAAAGAAAGTGAGGCAACAAATGCCGTCGCCATTAGCATTTTTGGATGAAAAACGTAAAGAAACGGGGATAGCTGTGGAACATAGATCAGAAGAAGGCCGCAAAAGAAACGTTGGCCTTGAAGTAGCTGCCGAAGAATTGATGACTGCCGTTGAAAAGAAAGACGTGCCAGGCATCGCTATCGCATTAGAAAACGCTTTTTACCTACTAGAATCTATTCCTCATGAAGAAGAGGAAATGGAAGAAGAAGAGTAATGGCCGAGGGTAAAAAACCTTTTATTGGTTACAACCCTAAGAAGCACTCGAAGTCTGGTGGACTTAGCGACAGTTACAGAAAGAAGCTAAACAGGGAAGAAGGCTCAAACTTAAAAAGGCCTGTAACTGGTAAGCCAAAGCCGGGAAGCGAAGCAGCCGGAAGAAAGAAAAGTTTTTGCGCACGAATGTCAGGCGTTAAAGGCCCGACATCAATAAGCGGAGAGTTAACGCCAAAAGGTGCAGCTCTAAAACGTTGGAACTGTGCAGATGGCGGAATGATTGGAGAAAAGATGCCACTTAAAGAAGGCAAATCAAAAAAGACTCTTGAAAAGAATATCAAGACCGAGATAGCCGCAGGTAAACCGCCTAAACAAGCGGTTGCAATAGCTTACGCTATGAAAAGAAGAAACATGGCAAAGGGCGGCGGACTATATGCAAACATTCATGCAAAGAGAGAAAGAATTGCAGAAGGCAGTGGCGAGAAAATGAGAAAGCCTGGAACAGAGGGCGCGCCAACTGCGAAAGCTTTTAAACAAGCGGAAAAAACCGCAACAATGTCCGAAGGGGGCGAAGTGAAACACGTTACACAAAAAGAAACTATGCACTGTGAAAAGTGCGGTCACACAATGATGGCTATGGGCGGTGGAGTAGAAGAAAAAGAAGCTGCTCAAATCGGAAAGCCAGCGCTTACTCCTCACGGCAAAGAAGAAAAAGAAATGCGCCATGAAGGAAAACCTCAAAGCGATATGGCAAAGCTCGCTATGGGTGGAAGCTGCTACGCTGAAGGCGGACAGGTTCAAAACGAAAAGCTAAACCCAAGTCATCAAGTTCCTATGGACGCAAGACTTAAGCAACAAACTATGGCGATGCGCGCTCCCGGCATGAACCAAACACAAGTTGCAAAACTTGCGATGGGCGGAAGCGTTGTAGAAGAAATCATGCGCGGACGTAAGAAGATGGCAATGGGAGGCGGAGTAGAGAGTGACCGCGATGCAGAGCCAGCTTTCGCTGACGATTTAGATTTGTCTAACGTTCATTACATGGAAGACGAAGCTCATGAAGTAAATCCAAATCCAAGTGACGATGATTTCAGCTTGGTCGGTCAAATCATGAAAGAAAGAAAGCGATATAGACCCTAATGAGCGCTTGTTTGTTCACAATCAATCAAGAGTCTTTAAAAAAGCTAAATTTTTCTGAAATTATTAAGCTAAGAGATAAGGCATTAAAAATTTTGGGAAGTGAGCCAAATAAAGACAATAAATTTGAATGTGATCAATGGTGCGGAAATTGGGACACGCTTACTCATATTGTAAGAGAATTAGATCGCAGAGAAGAAGAGAGATTTAATGGATAATTGCGAACACGAGATGGAAAAAATAACCATCAGTGAAAATCATGAATATACCTGTTGTTGTGGAAAGCACTGGCAATACGCAATTCATTATCTGTGGGATGAAGAAGCAAAAGAGATAGAAAAAGAAGAAAGAAAAATAAAAAATGGATTTAAAAACGCTTAAAGATTTACTGAAGCTACTTCGCGAGAAGGGCGTTACAGAATTTAAAATGGGCGACATTGAGCTGAAACTTTCTGAAGAAGCTCCTCAGTCAAAGTACAAACGCCGACAAGAAGATGCAGCATTGGAAGGCGAGCCAGATTTAACAGAAGAAGAATTGATTTATTATTCTTCAACTCCGCCGACCGAAATGGTTGAACAACAATGAGTTTAAAAACTACAACAAAACAAAAGAGCTTCGGCAGGACAGAGCGCATCTACAAAACCACGGATGACGCTTTCATTGGAAATAAAGGTTTTCGTTGGTGGGAAGAAAAAGACAGTGGCGCAAGAGCAAGACAGCTTTTTTCGACGGTTGCTTATCTTAAGCAGGGCCAGCAGTTTAGACAAAGACAAGCAGCGCAGTTCGCAAGACTTTACAGCGGTCAATCGCTTTACAGTTTTGTGGGAAGCAATATGTCGAAAATGGATAACGTTTCGACTCTACAGCCTAACCGACCCACTTATAATCTCATTAGTTCGGTTACTGATACGCTTGTTTCTAAATTAACCCAGAGTAAACCCACGCCTGTTTTTCTAACCGACAATGGTGATTACAAAGAAAGAAATTTAGCAAAGAAGCTAAATAACTTTATTCTTGGTGAATTTTACCGCGCAAAAGCCTACGAGATCGGCGAATATATTTTGACTGACGCTCTGGTGCAAGGAACAGGCTGCGTAAAAATATTAGAAACAATGGATAAAAAAGTCGGGTTAGAGCGCGTGATACTGACCGAACTTTTCGTCGATATTCAAGAAGCCGCATTTGGTAATCCTCGAAGATTGTATCAAGTTAAGTTAATGGACAGAAGCCAGCTCGAAGCTGCCTTTCCTAAGCATAAAAGATTAGCAGCAGAGTCGCAAAAAGCTACTATCGATAGCAGTGCGGAAACTGCCAAATCAGTTGCAGACCTCGTAATGGTTGTTGAAGGGTGGAGCTTGCCTTCTGGCGAAGACACAGGTGACGGGTATCACTCGATTGCTTGTTCCGAAGGCGAGTTGTTCCACGAAGAATGGACTAAACAAACATTCCCATTCGTATTCTTACACCATAAGAAAAGACAGTTAGGATTTTGGTCACAAGGAGTTGCTGAAAGTTTATTCGGCACCCAACTAGAGCTTAATTCTTTATTAGACACGATTGCTAAATCAATAAAACTCTTCGGAGTGCCTAGAGTGTTTGTTGAAGAGGGCAGCAAAGTTAATCAAGCGGCCTTTATGAACAAGATAGGCATGATTGTGAAATTTAGGGGACAGCCCCCGATATTTTCTGTCAGCCAGAGTAACGCGCAAGAGATGTATGAGGAACGTGCGCGTCTCATTCAGTTTGGTTTTGAGCAAGAAGGCTTAAGTATGCTTTCAGCTACGAGCCAAAAGCCAGCAGGATTAAACTCAGGTGAAGCACAGAGAGTTTATCAAGATATTAACTCAGACAGATTTGCTGCTTTAGAAAGGCGCTATACAAATTTTTATGTGGATATCGCTTACCAAATTATTGATAAGGCAATGGAAATCGGAGAACGCGACGGAAAGTACACGACTGTATTTACGGACAGGCGACAAGGCACAAAAGAAATCGAGCTTCCTGACGTTAAGCTCCTCAAAGACCCGTTTGTCATTCAAGCCTACGTTCAAAGCTCTTTACCGAAAGAGCCAGCCGGAAGATTGCAAAAAGTAACTGAAATGATTCAGTCTAATATGATTACCATTCAAGAAGGGCGACGACTTCTTGATTTCCCTGACTTGGGCCAGATTGAAACGCTTGCAAATGCCTCCGAAGAAAGAATTTTTAAATATTTAGACGATATTATCGAGGAAGGTAAGTACGAGGGGCCTGATCAGTTTATGAACCTCGCTAAAGCTACAGAAATCGTCACTCAATACATAAATTTATATTCAACATGCAATCTTGAAGAAGAAAAAATGCAGATGCTCCGTGACTTCTTCGCTGAGATTCAAGACTTGCAAATGGCCGCCATGCCTCAACCGCCTATGGGCGCGATGCCAATACCGCAAAATCAATTAGCGGTTCCAGAAGCTTTACCAAGTAGCCCATTATTACCGATGGGCCAAGGATAATAACCCTAGCGTCGCAACGCTATAACGCCGCAGAGTCGGCAAGGAGAAAACATGGCACTAGTAACTGAACCTAAGGCTGCATCTACGCCTGTCGCAACAACCCCGACAAGACCTTCCGTAACATTCGGAACACCAAAGCCTACAACAGCAAGAGTTGATGCTTTAAAGCAAAGACTTAGCAATCCTCAAGCCCCTACAAATACTGTAGCGCCACGCCCTGCCGGAAGCACCGCAAGAGCTGAGCAATACGCTAAATTACAAGCCCATGCTGCGCCTGTCCCACAGAACACGCAGCCATTACAAGACATTGAGCCGCCGCCCTCTGGAATGGTGGAAAACGCTATAGCTACTGAAGGCGCAGTGCCTCAAGTAGACAATAGTGTTGAAGTTGCTGAAAAGACTGCTGAAGCACCTAGCGAGCCTCTCAGCCCTCAATTTGTCGCCCTCGCAAAACAGGAGCGACAACTTCGGAAAGCCCGACAAGAGCTAAAGGCTCAACAAGACGCCTGGAAAGCCCAGCAAGCGAGCATGGTGAGTATAGACGACTTGAAAACTGATCCTCTCGGCACTATGTCGAAGCTTGGCCTCACTTACGATCAGCTGACTGAGTTACAGCTTAGTCAGATCAATCCAGATCCAAATCAACAATTATTAAACAAGATAGCGGAGCTGGAAACGAAGTTAGCTTCGGTCGATGAGCAATTCACCAAGCGTGATAACGCTGCTTATGAAGCCGCAGTTAACCAGATTCGTAATGACGTCAAACTTTTGGTCGATTCCGACCCAACGTACGAAACCATAAGAGCGACGGGAGAATCCGAAGCTGTTGTGGAACTGATTAGAAAAGTCTTCGATGCGGAAGGCGCAATCCTTTCTGTAGAGGAAGCAGCCCAACTCGTCGAAGATAAATTGCTTGAGCGCGAAGTCGAAAGACTAAAGGCCTTGCAAAAACTTTCTAAAGTTCAGTCGCGTTTAGGGAAGCTGACAGAGAATTCAGCAGAAGCAAGTGAACTGAAGCAACAGCCCGTACAAACTACTCTTTCTAATGCAGGTACGGTTTCACGACCATTAACCGCTAGAGAAAGAGCAATCATGGCTTTTGAGAGTGCAAAATCAAAAGTGTAAATGGTTTACGTTTTTGCTTTGCATTCACTAACTAAAGGACTTCAACATGGCTACATATGCTAGCAGTTCGAGTTCTATTGCAGTTCTTAAAGAATTGTATGTAGACAACTCGGATTTCATGAAGGACTTGGTTTATGCTAAACAAATTGGCCTTTTAGCAAGGAATTGCTAATTGCAGTACCCGAATATCGGTTAAAATCCGGCAGCGGACAAGACCGAAGCGTAAAACGTAAGAACTACGCTCGAACGACTGACAAGGGGTGCGAGAACCGCATGAGATACAGTCTGCTCTCACGCTATAACATTAGAAACGTGAGCTAACACAAAGGAAAAACCCTGCATTCGCTCTTATTCCGAAGAATGAATCTACGGAAGGGCTTGCTGGTAAGTATATTCCAGTTCCTATTCAATACGCTGATCCTATGGGTCGTTCGCATACATTTGCGAATGCTCAAGGCAATCAAACACCTAACCAGTACAATAGCTTCTTCGTGTACGTTATCCAGGATTACCAACTGGTAACAATCACTAACTTGCTCATTGAGCAAACAAGAAGCAATGCTGGTGCGTTCGTTGACGAAATGAAACGTCAAATGGACGGGGGTAAACAAAAATGCCCAGCAGAGGAGCAATCCTTTGCTGCATAATCCCGAATATCGGTTAAAGGCCAGAAGTGGTTCAGACCGAAGCGTAAAACGTAAGAACTACGCTCGAACGACTGACAAGGGCTTCCCAAGTGGAAGGATATACAGTCTAGTCCTGCGATATAACAAAGAAGAAACGCAGGTATTAACGATAAAAAACTTGTCGAACAACATGGCTTTCGAGCTATTTGGTTCGGGAACAGCTACCCGTGGCGTAATTGGTTCTGCTATCACTAATCCTAGTGCTGGCGTTTACCAATTTACTCTGCAGAATCCACAGAACGTTGTTAATTTCGAAGTCGGGATGACAATCCAGGCTTCCGCAACTGACGGCGGCGCTGTCCTTCCTATATTAACTCCAACTGTTCCAGATTTGGGCACAGTGTCCTCTGTAAACCGTTCTACTGGCGTAATCCAGTTCACGGTTGCACAAGGAACACCTAACTCAACCTGGGCAAACGGAAATTACATCACCGTACAAGGTGACATTCCGCCTGCTGGGGGTTCTGGATCAGGCCCATTAGGAGCTACTGGCTCTTACTTGGCTGCTTCTGGATTCTCTGCTTGGTTGCCTGCAACTGATCCTTCTCCCTCGGATTCTTTCTGGGGAGTAAATCGGTCTGTAGACCCAACCCGTCTCGCAGGACTGCGCTATGACGCAAGTTCCTACAGCATTGAAGAGGGCGTGGTTAACGCTCTTGGATTTGCTAACCGAGAAGGTGCAGACCCAGATACTATGATCCTAAGTTTCCAGAGCTACACCGCCCTGGAAAATGCACTTGGTAAACTTATGTGCCCAGCAATGGAGGAATCTCTTGCTGCATAATCCCGAATTACGGTTAAAAGCTAGAAGTAGCCAAGACCGTGGCGTAATTTACGCCCGAGAGACTGACAAGGGCTTCCAGAACGGAAGGATATACAGTCCGATCTCACACTATAACCTAATGAAATGTGAGCTAACACAAATGGCAAAAGTGCAATATGTGGACATTAAGCACGAAGAAGCTGCAATCGCCTTTGAAGGCATTCGCTTCCACAGTGCTTATGGCTATGTAACCGTATTTGCTGATCGCTCTGCGATTCCGCAAACCGGACTATGCCTGTCTATGGATACTTGGAAGCTGCGCTCTTTGGGCAAAGCTCCTCATATCCTCACTTACGGACTTGAAGGCCTTGAAGGTCTACGAGTCGGTAACAGTGATGCCTTGACTAAACTAGGGCATCTAAAATCTTCTCTGATTGACTTGGAAGCCCGACAGGGTAACAGGGCGCAAGCGTATCAATACGCAGCGTGAACGACTAAGTGAGAAGACCCCGATAGGGGATGCGATAGTCTGAACTTGGCAAATAAATAAAAGCCAAGAGCCGAAGCCCGAAGCGGTGAGTAGGCCCGGTAAAGATACCGAGTAACAAAATGTAGAAGTCCGAGTCGGTGCT